CGCTCTTCCGATCTATATATTGGTATTATTATTTATAGCGAATGGAGTGTTAGTGTCGAGTATTACAGTGCGAGTACTTCCAAGTAATATGCTGGTAAAAGTATCTGCTAGCCCTTTTTCGTAAGAGTTACAGTATTTGTGATAGTCTCGTCTGGTCTGTAGATTGCTTTTAACACAATAGTTCCTGTCTCGTCCGCTCCCGTATGAAGCAAATATGTTCCCGGGATAACATATGTCTTTGCAGACGTTGCTCCGCTGTCCACTTCCAGTGTAACTAAATTTTGATGGTATGTTCCTGTTCCGGCTGTTACTGTAACTTCAACTTCCTGTGTCTGCCCTGCTGTATATGTTTCATCTGTAACACTCAGTGTTGGCTTTTCAGCAACTGAATCTGTCGTAAATACACGAATCGGGTAGAACGGACTAGCGCTGACCATTTCCACCTGTGTATAGAAGTAGTTCCAACTTAACACATTTGCTAAACGCTGGTCTACCATTTCCTTGAACTGGTCACGTACATTGAAGAAACGGACATCACAAAGAACACCCTGTATTGCGCTGTTCGCAAATTTGTCTACAATGACTGTCTGAACTGCTACGTCTGCCTTATCCATATGGAACGCATACGCTAAAGCGTCAACACTAATTTGTGCATTAACTTCGGGTGTTGTAATCCAAATTAAATTCGTTGGCATAGCGTGTGACGTTGCTCCTGAAGGATTATTTTCTGGTAATGGGAATCCAAATTCTCCAACTGCTCTTTTTACTTCAATCAATAATTTTTTAGCTGACGCTTCATCTGCAATAGCGTCAACGGTGACTGCTGGAAGCACCTCTTTTTTATAGCCGGCATCAATCAAGTCACGCATAGCAAGATATTCGTCCCAGTTCGCCCCTGTGACAGCACTCTCCATTTTTGCCATAATCATGTCTCGAATTCCATACTCACTAGTAAAAGCTTTTCTCAGATTGTCATATGTGATCGTGACTGGATACTGAATTTCAAGGTTGACGTTGTGGAACACGCTCATGATATAGGACTGATACTGCTGAAAAGCAAATTTAAAATCTGCCTGTGAATCATAGACACGGCCTTTGCACATATTTACGTAAGTTTCTTCATGCGTTTCACCGTAACGCATTGGCTCTTTCTTGAATCGTGCTAACGGATTTCTCCATGCGATACTGTCTACCGTCTGCATACCGATACGATTAATTAATGATGGTACGATTTCATTTCGAACAGGAGCAAAATTCAGAATGTTATCATAGACAGTCTGTAAATTGTCTGAGACTTCTACGGGTAAATGGTTCTGAGCTTCAAAAGAAAGTTCCTGCTTTACTGCTTTTAAAATGTTTTTATTTGTTACATCTGCCATTGGTTAAAACCTCCTTTATTCTGTCTTCCCGTCAAAGTCCAAATCTTCAACGGTAATTTTTTCTTCTGTTTCGTCTTTCTTTTCTTCACCATCTGCATTAGTAGCAGATTCTTTCATGCGCTCTTTAAAGCGCTTTTTGTACTCGGCTTCTAACTTTTCATACTTATCTTTCCATTCGCTGTCAGTTTCACCGCTTCTTTCACCCTCATAATTCTGTAAGACCTCAATAGCGTCACCGTGTTCTTCAACGTCTGCTGCTGCATCAATTAATTCGTTTAAAGCTTCATTAAAATCCATTAAGATTCCTCCTTTTTATTTATTAACCCTTTTACAGTTTCTATTATATTACCACGGCAGGAAAAAGTAAAGAGGCATTTTTCTTTTTCTTGAATGTGGATGGATTGGGTATGGGGATAATGTCTGTAAATAAGCATACCATTTTAGCGCATTCTTTTTTCTATCCTCTTCTTTTTCCACACCTGCACGCTCAAAATTCTTTAAAAATACCGATGCTAAATAATCCGGTTCTTTTGTGGACTTTCGAAACTCTTCCCATGATATTGGATATTTCGTAGTCTCTATCCATTGTCCACTTGTTACTGTTTCTTCATCAAGCCATACGCATTGGCAGTAACCATCTGTGATATCATAGCCGTGAGCGTTCGCCCAGTCTGTATAGACTGTTGCCGGTGTCCACTGTACTAAACCATAACCGCCATTATAGTTACCCTCTTTTAGTGACTGCCATAGTTCGGGATTGATATTGGATTCTATTTCCATATTTCCCAACATGCCTGCAATTGCATTTAAAGTAAAATCTTTAAAGAACATCGTGCTATAGAATACATAAGCATTATTTTTCATTTCATCTTCCGTAAGATAACGGTTTCCATGAATCCATTCGAGGGGCATTCCTGCACTATCGCCATAGCGGTATATCTTTGACCAAGCGGACGGCTTTGTAACATGGGAGTTAATACTCACTTGGTCGGGTAACGGGGAGCGTCCACTGTGTGCGCCCATGGTAATCCCTCCGTTACCAACACCTGCACCCTGATATACCATCTCTGTATGCCCGCTGCGCCATACTATATCCCCTGCCTGCCATGCTTCGTTAATACCAATTTCTTTAAATCCTGCCTGCAATAAACAGCCTTCTTCTGTCCTTGTGGTAAACCAAGGGTTTACCGAGAAAAATCCTGCTTCTGTCAACGCTTTAGATATAAAGGAACTACAATCATAATAAGTAATACCGTTCACGGTCTGCCCTCTTCTGTATTGTTGAGAATATCCAATATTAGGTGCATTGCACGCATTGACCGCCCACTGATAGGCTACATTAATATTTGGCATTTCATACCCTCCTTAAAATGTTTCACGTGAAACATTTTGTTCCACGTGAATAAAAATTAAAGCATATATAACATATCTTTCGCATAAACGAATTCAGTTCCACAAGCACGTGCCAGTCCTCCGCCAAATGTCCCCGGGCATTCGACTCCGTTCGGGTCTTTTCCCTGTAATAAACATAAGATTTCAAGAGCTGTGACAAGATACTGTGTTTCACCTCTTTTTACATAATGTTTTCCTGCTTTTGCTCTTGTTTTTTTACCGGCAATACCATCTTCTGCAATGGTATAGCCATAGTCCTCATTCATAGCTCTCTGCACTACACGAACCGCCATTCTTTTAGTGTTTCTTCCAACAATACCGTCAACAGCAATTTGAATGCCTGTAAAATTAATGGCGTGCTGTTGTCCAAGAGCGATTAGTTCATTTCTTGGTGTTGCGTGCGTTGGCGGACTCTGTGGAACATTAGGAGCACTGCTTGAAGCTCCATAGTCTTTGTAAACGTGGTTCACGTCACATCTGCCATTAATACCATCAACAGACCCATTACTGGTATACTGCCAAATATCCACATTGTCTACGCCTAACACATTCGAGTATCTAGCTATCCACAAATCATATCCCCATGTTTCACCGATATAATTCTCAAACCATGATTTACTAGCGTAGATTCCTGCTTTATATCCATGCGTCAGCATTGCATCACAAAAGCGCTTTGCGTTGTGCTTGGCAACTCTTTGTGTCCCTTTTTCTTCACTGTCAAAAAAGACAGGGAGATTAGGTGTGTGACCTTGTAATAATCTAAGACAATGATTGATTTCACCCTCGATTCTAGCTGTGGTTTTTGCGTAGGAATAAAAATATACTCCATATGGAATGCCCAGCCGTTCGCATTCACTGACGTTTCGACTCCATTGTTTATCGTCTTGTGAGGTCATGTCCTGTCCATATCCGCAACGAATAATCACATAGTCAACGGCATTTTTTAACCGTTCAAAATCAATAATACCGTTATGATACGATATGTCTACTGCTTTTTTTACTGCCATGTTTCATCCTCCCTTTTCTGTTCAAACGTATCACAGATTCTTTGAAGCGCTAATGTGTTATTGTGCAGCGCTTCTGTGATATCTGTCATTTCCTGTTTATGCGCTTCATTCAACTTCTCTATGCGTTCATCATTTTTATCCTCTCGATATTTCACATACCACATAGAAGCAACAGCTACAGCTGTTGGTACGCCTAATGTGTTAATTATTGTCATGATTTCCTGTAGCATGATATCACCTTCCTTTTTTCTATCATAACACAAATAATATTGTTTGTAAACAAAAAATGTTTCACGTGAAACATTATCCACGTGAAACATATTGTGTACGTTACAAAATAATCAATGCAAAGGGAACGCAACGCCAAAAAATTGATATCAGACTACTTGTCTATGTGCGTGTATATCAATTACAATGCTTGTATTATTTTGAGTACAGCATTATAATAACATATATCATTAAAACTGTCAATGTTTCACGTGAAACATTAAAATGATATGACATCAAATATCATGTTCTTACACTCCAAATTTTCAAATAAAAGTAACCCCCTGTTAAAATATTCCCTCAGCATCGTAACGATATAATGTGTTGAATTGACACGAATAGTCGTATTGTCTATGACATATATCATTAAAACTGTCAATGTTTCACGTGAAACATTAAAATGATATGACATCAAATATCATGTTCTTACACTCCAAATTTTCAAATAAAAGTAACCCCCTGTTAAAATATTCCCTCAGCATCGTAACGATATAATGTGTTGAATTGACACGAATAGTCGTATTGTCTATGACATCATTTTTTGTAAAGCATATTCTCGTTGGAAAACTATCGTCTGCACCTGTTGATACATATAGACAAGCATCATATTTTCTGACATTATACAGGCTGTCATTAAATTTAATTGTACAAATATAACGTGATTTTCCACTTGGCTTACCAATTAAACATTCATTATCGTTTAGATATTTATTTTCACTTGCATACGCATTATAACTAGCATTTTTAAAAGCTCGTGCAATACCACTTTCTTGATATGCTGTTGATGCATTTTCATTGTAAGTTCGCTCAAACACCCAGCCATCGCCCCGTAAAAATTTTGTGTCTTTTTTTAACATTTTGTTGATACCAAACTCCTTATAATAAGGATTTAATAGTGATACTGTATTTGAGGACATATATAACACCACTCTTCTATGCTGTTTACCATGACCAGAACTGATTGTGGTGCATAAAGATAATAACTTATTCACTTCATTTGACAAATATATATTATCTTCGTCTTGATACTCATCAAAAAATATAGAGCGTATATTGACAAACAGTCCACGCATTTTTTTATATTTTCTTGCGACATTTAAAGCCAAACAATAACCGCATGGCTCTTCATTGATAAATAACTGTACTAATGAACCTCGCATCAAGCGCTTTTCAGTCATAACATAACCGTCAAATGCTTCCTCGATATCACCAAAATATGTATCTGCACATTCTGTCATATCAACGACATTTCGATATAAATAAATGAACTGATTTTCGGGTCTGTATTTATCTTTTAAAAAATCGGAAACTTGTCTGCATTTAATAGAATAACTTTTCCCAGCTGTTCTATTACCATCGACAATATATATATCGGGTGTTTTCCCATTTTTATCTTTTAAAGTTAATAATCTATCGCAATGATAATAACCATCATTTTTCATTTTAAAACCTCCTAATGTTTCACGTGAAGCATTTATTGTTTAAAAAGAGGTGGCATATAGCCACCCCCTTTAGAAGAAGAGAATATAAAATGGTATTCTCACGCCATCATGTTATAAATTTGATACGTCTAAGGTGCAATTGATATAATCACGTCCTGCTTTTGTCTTTCCGCTAATTTTAATGATAGAAAACTTCTCACCCTCCATCACGTTTTCAATATCTTTCAAAGACTGTCTAAAGGTTGCAGACTGTCCTGAGTAGACTTTTTTATCTGGTGTGATAATGCTGATAATCTCCTGTACGTCTCCATTATCTTTGATATCATCAAAGATAAGATATCCGTCAACTGGAATAGATTCTCCATCAGCAATTTTTTTCAATGGCTCAATATCCGGTGCAGTTGTCATAAGATATTTCTCTACCTTTGTAAACTCTCTACTCATTTCTTTGATTTCTACCATAATAATTTACCTCCTGTTTTTCCTGTTAATCTTACTTTTTCATTTCCTGCAACTCTGCTTCGGTGACAATTTTTTCATCCTTAACATCTGAATTTAATAAGAACTGTTCGTCTGTCATTGTGCGTTTTTCCATTTTAAACTTAATGTCTAAAATGAAAACGATGTCACCTTTGTACTGCTTTTCAATCAAGATTTCCGCTTTGTCTCTTGTCTTGCAGTTTGGCAATTTCTCTTCAAAGCAATCTTTCTTAATTTCACCTGTCTCCTTGTCTTTGTGGATTCTTTCTACAGACACCACCGCTGTAACTAATGTCCTTGTAAGCATCTTTTTTTCCTCCTTTTTTCTGTTTTCTTTGAGTGTGAATTGCAATGTAATATGTTTTATTACATTATTATAATAACACAACAATTAGATATAGTCAAATGTTATATTATAGTTTTTATTTTTTATCTAAATCTTCGACATATGTACAATCTGTATCAGCATAACAAAAGCCTTTTCTATTAACTATACATTTAGATATAGTTTTAGCATTTTTTAAATCTGTGTCAGTTCTTAAATTACTACTATGTAACTTTGAGCGTACACCGTACACGTTGTTTAACGCATATTTACTTTTTTTAACCATCTTTTTTCCTCCTTTTTTCTTCTTTATAATATTATAATAGTACATCAGCTAAATATAGTCAAGTATTATATTATAATTTTTTTATCTTTTTGAGCGTGAATGTTAAAGTCTTTATTTCTTAATACAATTCCACCTTTTACACGCTCTGCTTTTAAGTTACAACTGTCCATACTAAGTCCTGCAGATAACTCGGAAATGTCCTTTTCTTCTTCAATAAATTTACTTTTGGCTTGACTACTCATTCCACAAGCTTTTATATTAAGATAAGGTTCACAAGGGATATGATTCTCTTCAACTATATGTTCTGCATACGTCTTTTGGCGCTCATAATACGCAAAATCGAATGTACTTTCGCATTTCCAGCAACAAAAATCTGTCGGGTGCTCTATGACCTTATTCGCTTTATCAAGTCCAATCAAATGAATCGAATCTGTATCGGCATAACAAAAGCGGTCATAATTAGCCATAGCACAACGAATTGTAAAATTCATGGCATATGATGTAATAGCACTGCCAATGGGAATATATCCTACTTTCTTTTCATGCTCTTCATGCAAAATAAATCTAATAATGCCGTCCTCGTCAAGATAAGGCTCTTTATAAGAAGAATTGTCTGACATGGCGAATTTCCCATATAAATTGTTCAAAAAGAGTTTCGCTTTTTGCCTTTTAAATCCTTTTGAGGTTCTCTTTTCTTCCCCGTATTTATCTATGTATTCATCAAAAAATCCCTCTCTCGCATAAAACCACACATAATCGTAAATAACCAAGTCATAAATATCATATGTTTCTTGAAACAATTCCCAGTCAGTACAAGTCATTGTTAAAGTGATATTAGTGTCATGCATCTGCCCGTCAATATCACGATAATACCGATAGTATTCACCTTTATATCTGACGTTAGAACTATATAAATTTTCATTCGCTTTATATAATGCACTCTGCCTAATATGAATCCATGGGAACGCTCCTTTTTTAAGTTGAAAACGACAATTGAAGCGGATAAAAAAATATTTATTTGTAGAGGTTATAAGTTCATCAGGTGGCGCTCCCCTATGGTATTCCCCGTGTCCGAACGGATATCTGTTACCACTGATACTATGCATCATGGACGAGTAAAGAGAATTTACGTCGTATACCAAACCCTCACCAACTACCATGTGAGCATATTTGGGATTTACATAGCACCAACCACCATGGTATGCCTTATGGACATAATCCCACTGATTACATACGCCTGTGAATGATTCGTCTAAATAATCCTCTCGAATATCGGGGAATAACTTATCATATTGTTTGCCATCATAAAACCCTTTAAATTCAGATAAACAACATGAACCTATAGTTAGTTTATCATGCTTTTCATTAAACATCATTTCTAAGGCTTCTTTTAACACTAGCACATCATTTTCAATATATTTCTTCTCACTTTCAGATATATCACAATAGGAATATCTTTCGCCCTCGTATTCCATATCTAATTTTTGATGTTTTGTACCAAATGATTTCCCGATATTTTTTAATGTTGATGGCATAAGCTTTAACGAATTACGAATTTCTAAAAAAGTCTTATTCCACTTAAGTTTAATCCAATACCATGAACCCATATCAGATATGCATGTTTGAAATTCTTTTGACCTCATTTCTTTATCTTTACAATGTACCCATTTCCAATCCTCTCTCAATAGAAAATCAACTATGAAAGAGCCGTCAAATGCGAGGTTATGAAAGTATAATATATTATTGCCTTTCATTGTTAAAAATCTATTTAAAAAATCCCTTATAGAATGGGTTATTGTTACGTTTTCGGTTTCATCATATAAAGCCACGTCAGCACCAGACCATACTTCTGTACTGTCTTGTTTTTTACCTTTTTGCCGTTCTATTTTTTCGCCCCATACAGTTGTCTCAAAATCGCACGCCCAAAAGGTTATATTCTTTTTCCGTGACATTTATACTCACCTCTTTTTTTATTCATTCTCAATAACAATATCTTGTTCCTGTAGAAATTCTTGAAAATCTTCTGTAGTACTAATAACACCCATTCTTCGCAAAATATTCCAAAACACAGCGTCAACCGTGGCTTTATCCATATAAGGTTCGGTTGGAAATGCTTCGGGTTCTTTTGCGTATGTATAAGCAAATAACGCTCTTTCTTTATCTGACGCATTAGATAATAAAGCGTCTGTTTTTTGTCTTATCCAGTGAGCTGTTTTTGGTGCAAAACTTTCTAATGAATCATACCATGAATCAATAATAGCTTCATAGTCTAATACAGGTATTGCTATATTAACCTTAATACCTGTCTTTTGTAATGCTTTTAATTCCTTTGCGTTAGTATAACCGTGAAATCTAGCATATTCTTGCTCTTGTGGTGTTAATTTCGTAAAAACTCTGTTTATTTCAAGCGCATTTTTACGCCCATACTCTTTAGAGGTTATTAATTCGCCTGTTAGCATATTTACAACAGACGCTTTATCACGAATTTCTTTAGCTGTCTGTTTTTTCAGTCTTTCGATAGATTTTTGAGTAGGCTTTTTTACTCGCTTAATTCTCTGAACCTGTACACCTTGTTTTTGCTGATTTCTGACACGTGCTAGATATTTATTATATTCTTTAGCATATTGCTGTTGCAATATAGACGCTTTTGTTTGTTTCTTTTTAATACGCTTATTAGCCATATTTTAGTCTGCCTCCTTTTGCACCTTTCTTAATAATAATCCGTGAGGAACACGGGTATATTCAATATAATCTCCTGCATGGATATCTAAGTCTTTAACCGCTTCTTTTGGGAGCATGACACGGGCAGTGTAGCCACCTGTGCCACCTTTTGTAAACATTACTTTGTAGCGCAATAATTGATTTGTTAATTTTGCCATGATTTTTCCTCCTTATAATATGTTAAATACTTTCCATGTAAATTCTGAAAAGTGCTCTGCTATGAATGATACAGAAGATAAGAAAAGATATAGTAAAAATGTTGCCATGATTATAACCGATAAGATTCCCAAGAAAGATGATATTTTTTCTAATTTTGTGTATGGCTCTTTTTCTTCTTCTGTAGGTGTATGCCTTTTTATCCACTCTATTTCAGATTCGTGTAATGTTTCACGTGAAACATTGTCGGGTCTAACTAAACCCAGTTCATTAAGAGTG